CTGATATCGTTCATGTTCGGAATGCGAGAGTCCGGATTCACCCTGATGTCCCGGGCCACGTTTCCAAAGGAAATTTGGACCAGAACGACAGGAGTTTCTGGACTGTCCCCATTTGTTGAGACAGGCGATTGCGGATCCATCGATATCATCCTTCTGTTTTAGAGGGTTGAAAACGAGCCTTCTTTGCTCGTAGGTATAAGTCTGGCGGTTAAACCGACAGTCTGTATCTGTAAGCAGAGATAGGAAAGATAATCCTGCACCAGGTTTCCTGGCGCGGGGTATCTTGATACGCAATATACTCTCCAGCATATCACGAATGCATTGGGAAACGTGCCAGTGACCAGCCAGATAAAACTGGTCGGACACAGCAGCCCAAGACATAAAGTGCGATGCTGTCCATTGCCGTACGTCGTCGGGTAACGACTGCCTGGCATACACGGGTCTAACCGCGTAGCCATTGTAGTAGTCGCCGCCACAAGACTCCCGGAACTGTGAAGACCGGAAGGACTTGTTGACGTTAACTCTAAGCCCATAGGCCTCGAGTTCACGTACGACTGCGTCCGTATACTCTACAGGAACGATTATGTCGTCACCATAGAGAGCAACCCCTTGGGAATATTTCCTAATGGATTGCGATGTGGGACGTCGGCCATCGTACTTGTGCATGGCACTCTGTACCAAGGTGTAAAACACCATTGCTTCTACGGGAACGCAAATAGCTGAACCCATAGAGGCAAACTTGGTAAGAACCATGTTAGTACCGTCTGGCAGATCAGCATGCAGAGATCGGGCAGCCTCAAGATAATCGAGGATCCCACTTTGACGAAAGATTCGTCGAACCAGTTCAAAATGAACACGGTCTGATGCGTCCTTCAGATCAAGGGTGGATTGTTTCCGGTCAATGCTTGCCTTGCGTGCGAGCTGTTGATTATGAGTCTGGTCAGAAAATCTGATAGACTTGCAAGTCAACGGATTGCTTTCTAATACAGGTACCATGTAATCCAACAAACCTTGTTGGATAAATTGCATGGAACTAGGTTCGATCGCAATGACTCGCGGAGCTGACTGAGTTTTCGGAACAAAGACGACACGGACAGGGAGTTCATCCCTTACTCCGAGGAATCTAAGTTCTTGTCCTCCGTCGGTATTTCCTCTTCCTTCACAGGCGTACCCATAGTTTGGGTAAGCGTGTAGATCGGAGGGGAAATAGAGCTCAAACCTGTCGTACCAATGCTCGATATGACTTCTTTCGTTAGAAAGACGACGATCAGCAACGACGCCAGGGCCATGATGACA